ACAGAGACGGAACGGTATCACGTCCACTAAATATATCTTCGGTCGCTGTATCGGTATCTCATCCGACTATTTCGACGTGGCCTATCCGCTGATAGAGGGTACCGGCGAGCCAGAGGCTGGGGATTTCGCCATGCGTTGGGGTAACGACAGGGATACCACTAGGCAGGGCCTTATCTACCTGACATCGGCGGATCAAGGAGCGCCGTTCATTGCCGTATATGACGGTATCACGGGCGTTTCCACGCAAGACACGCTGAAGGCCCAGCTAGGCAACCTCTCCATGATCCGTACCAAGAACGGGACCCAGCTGAAGGGTTACGGGGCTTACCTGAACGGGATCTATATAGAGAACTCGTCCATATACCTCGATAACGGCATGACCGTGGAGCAGCAGTTCTACGTGATGAACGGGGAGCTGAGGAGCGAGATTGAGGGGGTGAGGAACGACATGTCTCTGGAATCCGGGAATATACTTGTCAATTCCACGTTCGGGAAGGACACGAATTATTGGGCGGAGGCCAACGACATCCATTTCATCAACGTGAGCGGCAATCTCCTGTGGGTGGGCGGTTCTTTTTACTCGGACAAGAGGAAGGTTTCCGATATCTATAGGGATGGCAACAGGAACGTGCTTCGCATCAAGGACACGTATATATTCCAGCGTAACGACGTGATGAAAGTTCCTGAGTTGGAAGAGAGCGATGAGGGTCATACGTTCTCCTTCTCCTTGTTTTACAAGGTCATGAGACGAGGTGTTTTGACGGTGGGTTTCGCCGGGCAGGAGTTGTACGACTCCTTGACCCTCGATCCGTCCGACGAGTACGTGAAACTGTCCAAGGTCGGCAAATGGGACGGTACCGGGGATTTCCGGATCGGATTCACCGGCGAGATATTGATCTACGGCGTGTCGTTGTTCAATGACAGGCTGGCCGATGCCGTGATAAAGCTTGAGACGCGGATCTTGCAGACGGAGGAATATATAAAGTTACTGGCCACTAAGGATTACGTGGACTCGGAGACCGGGGCGATATATACCAAGTATGACGCTGAGTTGTCGGTCATGGCCGATAAGATTGAGCAACGTGTAACCAAGACGGATTTCGATACGGAGACAGGAGCGATTAAATCGGAGCTAGAAGGAAAGATTACCGTAGAGGCTGGAAGGATAACGAGCTTGTCGACATCATTAGATAACACAAACAATTCGCTTACGCAAGTAGGCACGGAATTGGATGCTGTAAAAGGTAATCTGGAGCTATATGTCAAGAAAGATGGTGTGATAAGTTCAATCAATCTTTCAGATGAAGGCATATTGATACAGGCTAACAGGATCAATCTTGTAGGGGCGGTGACATTCAATATGTTCAATACGGATGTCAAAAATACGATCAATAACGCTAGCAGTAATGCCAGTTCGGCTCTATCGAAAGCTAACGAAGCCTTGTCTGACGCTTCTAGCGCATGGAGTAAGGCTTCGTCTGCCGAATCAACTGCTAGTACAGCATATTCAAACGCTTCCAAGGCTATTCAAGACGCAGCTACGGCCATATCAAATGCCGCTAAAGCCGTAACTACAGCCGGTTCAGCGCAAGAAGCTGTTAACAATCTTCCTGCATGGAGTAAGGAGGCTAGTATAATAAAGGCCTTAACTTCTGCCACTGTGATAGTTAATGGATATATAAAGACATCCATGATCGACGTAGATAATCTGTACGCAACCAGTTTGGCGGCAGTAAGGGGTACGATAGGAGGATTTACTATAGGGAGCAATAAACTATCCTCTAATACAGCAAATGGAGGAACATTCTCCATTAATCCATCAGGCAATATCACTTTTGAGGAATCTACAAGAAAGGCGGTATTTGGAACTAATGGTCATACTTCAGAATCAGAAGGTGTCCCTTTTGTATCATTGATAGATGACAGCTCTTCTCTGTCAACGGGGATTAGAGTCTTAACAAGGGCTTCTAGGTCTTATGCGTTATATGCATCTTATAATAAAGATGAGAATGTCGGTAGAAGAGACATAGAACTAGGATTTAGGGCATTTAGAGGGGATGAATCATGGTTTAAAAGAGGGTTCATGAGAATTACTCAAATGCCTCATGCCAGTAACATAGGTAGTATTAATGAATCATATAATGTCAGATGGGATGCCGAATCTGGTTACTTTTATCTGGAATAATATTAACAACTAAAATACAGTAAATCATGAAAGTAAATTTCAACAAGCCCCTAAAGACCTTCAGGGGGGAAGACATGAAGGACGAGTTCGGAAAAGTTCAGATCATCAAGGATATAGTATGCGCTAGGCTTTACTCGTCCGGCGATGACATGAATCAAGACGAGAAGTTCGAGGCTTACAACCTCATGACACGGATCAACGCCGCCGAGGGTGAATTAGATATCAGCGACAAGGAATCAGTATTGATAAAGAAATGTTGCGACAAGACGTTGACCGCAGGGGCCTTCGGTCAGATCTTTAACATTTTAAACGTATGAGACCATGGAGATAACGAGCGATACTAGGACAATAAACGGCTACTCGGAAGTAGCCGGTATCAAGATACAGTATTCCGCCTCGGTCAAGACCGATGAGCGGATAGACCGGATAACAGGCTCTTTTATCAAGGACGGGGTACGTGTGGGATCTCTGGCCTACGAGCGTAACGGGCAATTCTTCATGTCGGTGGACAAGCCCGGCGTGATAACGAGCAAGGAGGATGCGGTGGCCATCGCCACTCAATTCTTTAACGACACTTACGAGATGTTGAACAGTCAAGCGGTGGAGTAATATGGAAAGCATCATCCTATCATCGGGCACCGAGGTAACCCCCGAGGACATCCAGAAGATAGCGTCGGCGGTCAACGACCTCTTGCTGACCACGTCGAAAGACCCGGGGCAGTACGAGGAGGCCAAGAGCCTGCAAGGTATATCGTCCTTGCCGGTGTTCAGGCAATCCGGCTCGGCCTACGATCTCGTGCGTGTGGCCATATCCTTGTTGAGGGGCGTTGACGGGAAACAGATCGTCTTGCAGGTCACCGCCGATTACATACAGTGGCGTTACGAGGACGGGATGTGGCAGAACCTCATACCGCTCGCCGACTTGAAGAGGCCGGCCACGGAAGCCGCCGCCGATGTGCGTGAGAGGATGGACGCTATCGTGAGCGAGGTGAACGCCTTGAAGACCCAGTTCGAGAACGACGTGAGGCACGCCTTGGAGAGGGCGGACGCGGCAACCGAGAAAGCGAACACGGCGGCTGAGAACGCCAAGTCGGTGTCTGACCACCCGGGCTATATCGGCGATGACTTCCATGTCTACACGTGGGATTACGCTACCGGGGCCTATATCAAGACGGACAGGATACTGAAACCGGAGGCGTTCACGATCTACAAGGTCTATAAGTCCGTCTCGGCTATGGAGGCGGACAAGTCTAACGTCCCGGAGGGGAAGTTCGTCATCATCAACACGGGCAGCGTGGAGGAGGAGGATACCGGCAAGCTATATCTCAGGACATCCACGGGCTACGACTATATCGTGGACGTTTCCGGCATGAGAGGCTTCACCGGGAAGACCCCGCAATTCTCCATAGGCACCATAACGGCGGGCACGTATCCTTCCGTATCGTTGTCCGACGGGGGCACGGACACATCCGGCAACCCCGTATACAGGATGAACTTCGTGTTGCAGAGAGGCCCTAGGGGATTCTCTCCCAAGATATCGATCGGGAAGGTAACGACCGGTCTCCCGGGCACGGCGGCCCAAGCCACGATAACGGAGAAGGGAGAGACCGAGGAAGGGGTACCATTGGCGGAATTAGACCTTACCATCCCGCAAGGACAGGACGGGGCGGTGGTCGGCGTATACAAGACAAGGGAGATCGACCATGTCCCGGGGGCTAACGACGTGACCTACGAGGAGGGCGGCGAGACCAAGAGCTACCCTATAGGCGGTGAGGTCTACCTAAGGGAATCTCCCGGTGACGTTACGTTCTACAAGCTCCACGACATAGTGGAGGGTAAGGCCATATGGGAGGAGTCTTCCGGAGCCGCCTTGCCGGGGAACATTTACTTGACCGGGGCTAATTATTTTAATGATTCGGTAAAAATAATAAAGGGAGGAATATTATCATGAGCAAGACAGGAGCTTACGTATATCAACAGATAGTACAGACCACCGCTGAGTGGGAGGCTGACAAAACCTTATACCCTGCATCGATATGGCTTTTCGAGAAGTTGGATAACGGGAACTTTAACATAAAGTTCTCAGACCATATCCATACCTACTCAGAGCTTCCGTTAATGTTTATGGGAGTGTATGTCAAGGTGAAGACTGACACGGACACGGAATACGTCTTGGAGATAACCTCCGCTGAGGGAACCATAACCACGCCTAACTTGCGTGACCATTACGACGATACGGATATCCGGAATCTGGTCACCGGTCTAAGGACGGACGTTGATAAGTTAAAGCCCGTTGTCACCTCCACTCCGTCTAACGGTCAGATAACCATAACGCCGGACAAGGCCAAAAACGACGATCCGGACGTATCGATAACGCTGGAGACCAAGGGGGACAAGGATAAGTCGCTGATGGCCGACGGCAATTACCGCAAGCTGCCCGTGTACGGGAGGAACCTGTTGCTGGGATCGGGGAAGGAGGTGAGTGGACCAGTTTTTAGTCTCGCTAGTTATTGGTTGGCGGAACAGATTCCGGATGGTACAGAAGTAACGGTAACTATATGGGGTGAGCTAGGGGATGACAAAGAATCGTTCAATCTGTTTAACTCTGGGGGATTTGTAGGATCGATGGTCAGGATTTTTCCTACAGATTTTGTGAACGGGAAAGCCCACAAGACATTCAATTGGTTAACTGCTTTAAGTGACAACCAAGCTGATAATACATATCTTGCTATATATGCCGCACCAAGTTCAGTTACCTCTGTATCCACCATCCACAAGATCAAGCTCGAGTACGGCGACATCTCCACCGAGTGGACCCCCGCTTGGGAGGACATCCCGGATATAGAGGAGCGGTACGCCTACGGTGTAGAGTGGGACATGGCATCTAGCAATCGAGACGGGAAGCGTGTTGGAAATATGCAACTGCATAGGGAGTTGCCGGTGCAGAACGGGATGAGAGGAGCCGTTTTGGATAATAATGGAGGAGTATATTATTATCATAAACCAACAAACTGGAATATGACATTTACGTCTGCAGATTATGCGTCAATGGTAGAGATTCCCGATCATTGGTATAGAATATACATAACTGGGACTAAATTTAAAATGATGTTATCTTCGATCCCATTACCCGGATACAAGCATGTAAGCAAATTTTATATAGGCTCAAGCGAGGCGCAGATTATTAGATCTACAGGGTTATTGCTGTCGGATAACACAAGCGCTGTTGATAGAAGAGGAGGAGACAACACCGCCGAATGGGACGGCACCTACCGTTCCTTGTTAGGATGTCCCGTCACCAACCTCACTCGAGACCAATTCCGGCAAGCCGCAAGAAAACGTGGCAGCGGATGGGAGATGTACACCTACAACGCCCACAAGACCCTGTTCTGGCTATTCGCCGTCGAGTACGCCACGCTGGACAGCCAGAAACCTTTCAACGCCCAGAAGGACGCTAACGGTTTCGCCCAAGGCGGATTAGGTCCGGGGCCTACTCAAATGACGGATTGGGCTAACTTCAATAACACCAATCCTCTCATCCCATGCGGCTATACCAACGAGTTCGGGAACGGCTCGGGAGAGAAGGCG